CACTTGCGGCCGGCACCGTCGTGAACTGGGCCGTCGGCACTATCTCTGGATCATCTGTGTCTGCCGGCGACTACGGCAGCGCAATCATCACTGCAATCAGTGACACGAATGACTTCGGCGGCGTAGCATCGCGCACTATCAGTCTGACTGTGACCGGCGCTGTGACGCATGTCTAAAAGCTGACACACTATGCGTTCACTACGAAGAACGATTCAAATCAGTGACGGCGTGAACGTGAATCTTCTGTTCACGCCGCACTTGTTCACATTCGAAGGTGTGCAGGGCGCATCGTTCGAACGCAACCATGCAGACGACGAAAGCGAAGCGCAGCGTTCAGCTGTCGTCTTCGAACTGTATGCCGACATCATGTTCGCAGCTGCGCTGAATGCCTGGGTTCTTGACGGCTGCGGATCTGTCGAAGATGCGCCGTTCAAGCGCGGCGACTTTCATGCGTTCATGACAGCAGACCCGGAAAACTTCGGAAAAGCGCTGAATTTCGCACTTGAAGCGCTGACCGGCAAAACTGTTCAGCAGCTTATCAAAGACGCCGCACAGACAAAAGCAGACGCGAAAGAAACGAAGTCTGACGACAAGCCGGCAGAAGAACGAAAAAAAAAAGCGTTTTTCGGCTGGATTACGCGCAAATCGAAGCGTTCCTGATAGGCGACTGCGGTCTGTCTGAACTGCAAGCGGCGACGACTTCCGTTCACGAATTTCAGCTGCGCCTTGACGGCTTCGACCGTAGCAGGCGCATGCAGTGGGAACTGAAGCGCTGGGAAGTCTGGCAGCTACTGTCGCCGAACTACAAACGCGGCCGCGCGCCACAGTCGCCGCAAGCGTTCTGCCGCTTCCCCTGGGAAACTGCCGCGAACAATCCTGACGACATCAAGCGCGCACTTGAATGCAGCCGCGTGACAGCAGAAGAAGCAGCTGCGCTTGACGCACTGTTCAACAAGAAAAAGAAGCACTGATAAAATGGGCAAGATTGGCGACCTTTGGGTCAAACTGGGACTGAAGAAGTCTGAATTCGACAAGGGAATGAACGACGCGAAAAAGCAGACGTCGTCATTCACTGATTCAATCAAGGGCATCGGCGTGAAAGCCGCTGCTATCTGGGCGGCCGTCGGCGCCGGTCTTGTCGCGCTTGCTGACAAGTTCGCGCATCATTCGCAACGCTTCGGCGACTTGTGGGACAACACAATGTCGCGCATGAAAACGGCCTGGAACACGTTCTTGACTGCGCTGACGAACTGGGACTGGAACGGCTTCGGCAAGCGCATCGGCGACGCGATGTCGGCGGCCGGCCGCAGTCAAGCAGCACACGACGCTGATTTCGAAGTTCAGAACAGCATCAACATTCGCAAGTCGCAGATGCAAGACGAACTTGCGCAGCTTCAGATATTGATGCGCGACACGAAATTGACGTATGAACAGCGCGCCAAATATGCGAAGCAGTATCTTGACAAAATCAAGCCGCTATACGACGCAGAAATCGCGCAGCGCGAACGTGTCCGCGTCGCGGATCTGAACGAATACTTGTCGAAAGCAGGTCTTCAGCAGAACACGCGCAACCGCGAAACGCTTGAAAAGTTCTTCACTGACGTCGCGCCGAACGAAGCGCTGCTGAACGCGCTTGACCAGTATTCGAAGCGCAACCAGGGCAAGAAGAACAGTCTGTCGTCAGAAGACATGCGTCTTGTCGACAACTTCTTGAAGCAGTTCGGCGACGATTACAGCACCGGCGCGGCGCTTGCCGTGCTGGCTGAATTCTACCAGGGCAGCAGCGACGATGAAGCAAAGAAGGCCGTCGACGCTATCATCGCAGCGAACGCAGCGAAAGCGGCGTTCAACGAAGAAACACGACGCATTCAGATACTGCAAGCGAACGCGGCCAGCATCGACACGTCTGGAATCGACACGTCGAAGATGAAGCCGAAAGATACGAAGCAGCTTGACCCGACTGAACAGCTGAAGAAGAACTTGCAAGAAGCCGGCGGCAACGTCGACTTGCTGAAGCGCAAACTTGTCGACGGCGCGGATCTTGTCGCTGCTGGCTGGAAGAATGCCGGCAGCGCAGTTCAGACGCTGTTTTCGCAGATAGTCAAAACGAAAGACGCCAGCGGCCAGGAAGTCAAAGTTCTTGTGTCGCCGATTCTGCCTGACGGAAGCATTCTGTCGCCAGACATGCTGGCCGAATACGTCAGTCTGAATCTGTCCGGCGCAGAAAACATGCTTTCCGCTGACAAGCTGGGCATCGTTCTGCAAGCCGGCATCGACGTCGACGAATCATCGCAGCGCGCGCTTGAACAGCTTGTCGGCACGTTCTACGAAGGCGACATCGCATTGAAAGAATGGACTGACAGAATACGCGAAGCAGCAGAAATTGACGCGATGTTCGAAGAAAGCATGCGTGAAATGCAAGAAGCGCTTGACGCAGACATTCAGGCGCAATTCGAAGAACAACTGAACGCGATGCTTGACGAAATGGAACGTGCAGCAGAACGCGCGCGCCAGTTGTCAGAAGACTTTCACGACGCAATCATCAGCGGCTTCAGCGCCGGCTGTCAGGAACTTGCAGACCAGCTGTTCGGCTTGAAAGAAGTCAACGCAGGCGCAATCTTCGCGGCACTGCTGACGCCGCTTGCCGACATGGCCGTCAAAGAAGGCGAAATTCTGATTGCAGAAGGACTTGGCGTCGAAGCGTGCAAAGCTGCGCTTGAATCATTGAACGGCTTCGCCGCAATAGCAGCTGGCGCCGCGCTTGTCGCAATCGGCGTCGCTGCGAAAGCTGGACTGCAAGCACTGGCCGGCAACGGCGGCGCGTCGTCATACGCTACGACCTACAACGGCGGCGGCAGCGCTGGCAATCAGACGCAGCTGATTGAAACCGAATTGACAATCTATGTGAAAGGCGAAATCGACGGCAGCAACATCTTGCTGTCAGGACAGCGCACATCGAAGGATCTTGACAGATAGTTCATCATGGCATACATCAGCGGAACATACGGTCTGAAGTTCTACAAAGAACTGACGAATGAACGCGGCGTCAAAGTGCGTCTTGAAATACGTCAGCGCAACTGGTCTGGCAGAACGATTGAAATCGCGAAGCTGTCCGGCCTGAACTTCTTCTTGCAGGGTAGTCAAGACAGCATCGACACACCAATCGTGAAGTCTTCAGCGAAGTTCGGCATTCTTGACAATCCATTCGAACCAGGCATTGACAGCGACGGCGAAAAGTATGTCAACGGCCACTGGGTGCGTTTCACAAAGTGGACTGAATTCTACACGCCTGATTCAACGCTGTATCTTGTGAAGCTGTTCCACAATTACCGCACGCTGTGGTCTGGCTACATCACGCCGGACAGCTATCAAGAAAGTCTTGACGCATTCGGCGTCATTCAGATAACTGCACGCGACAACCTGGGACACTTGCAAGACTTTGAATTCGACATGACCGGCGACAACTACGGTCTTGTGAACATCTACAATCTTGTAGAAGCCGCGTTCAACAAGATAAACTTCCCGATGGACACGATATATCAAGACCAGGCAGACGACAACGAACTGCGCAGCGAAGATGATGAAATCGGCGTTCGCGACCTTTGCGTGAACGTGTCTGCGTTCGACGGCATGAACTGGTACGAAGCGCTTGAAGATACGCTGAATTCTGTCGGCTGGTGCATGCGCTTCTGCGACGTGAACGCTTTCGAAGTCGGCCCGCTGCGACACATCGCACTCTATGGCTGGCACATGGAAAGCGACACGCCGTCTGAAAACGTGCAATTCATCGGCCGCGGCAGCGGCACGCGCACATTCGATCCAGCCTACAAGCAGATAGTCGAAAAGATTGACTTCGGCCAGAATGGCAAGACCGAACTTGACTTGTCGCTTCTTCTTTCGAAGCTTGAGAATTCCGGCACACAATGGTCAACGACATATATCATCGAATACAGCAACGACTACGGCAGCGGCTGGAATGCGCATAGCAGCATCGGAGGCATCTGTTATAACAGCGAAGAAGGCATCTTTCCAATCACGGCGAAGCAGTTCAAGTTTGACTGCGGCTTTCACGTTCTTGACGCGAAGGACTACGCGCTGCAAGATGCAACGCAGGAAACAGAAGGCGACGCCGCGCGTGACTATCTGTTCATAGCCGCGAACTGGGGACATGTAGTAGGCAGCGGATCATCAATGCATCCCGTTTATGACCGCATCGGCA